CGCCTTCCAAGGTCCTGGTGGATGGTATATCGAGAACTCTCTAACTACATTAGGGCAGAAAGATCCAGTATCTGAGTTCAACTCACAACTCTGGAACAATGGAACAGACGCAGGTAAAGATACTGCTCGTAAGCAGAAACGTAAACTTACTTACATCAGCAATATCTACGTTGTAAAAGATCCAGCAAATCCTGAGAACGAAGGTAAGACATTCTTATACAAGTATGGTAAGAAAATCTTTGACAAACTAACTGCGGCAATGCAGCCTGAGTTTGAGGATGAGGAAGCAATTGATCCATTCGATTTCTGGCAAGGTGCTAACTTCAAGTTGAAGGCAAAGAACGTTGCTGGTTATCGTAACTATGACTCTTCTGAGTTCGCTGCCACTAGTGCTTTACTAGATGATGACGATGCGATGGAAGCAATCTGGAAGAAGGAGTATTCCTTAGCAGAATTAGTTGCTACTGATCAGTTCAAGTCATATGATGAACTCAAGACTCGTCTTGGTTATGTTCTTGGCAATAAGCCAGTTCGTAATGATGCTGAAACTGTAGAGCAAGAAGTTGAAGATGTGAGAGCATCTGCTCCTGTTGTTGAGACAGTAGAATCCGTATCTAGACCTTCGGCTACAGAAGATGAAGATGATACACTATCATACTTTGCTAAATTAGCAGAATCATGATATAATAAAAGGGTTCTCATAAAGAACTCCTTGATAATGTGTTAACAGTAAGACCCCTTCGGGGGTCTTTTTTATGTTTATAAATATATGAAGTACCTCTTTTATATTCAAAATGGGAAGATATGTTGGGTTGACCAATAATAGGGGAAAAGGTGGTGGTGGAGGTCTAGGACCAGTTAAACCATATACCAGATCAACGGGCATTACAACTAATACTGATAACAATGTAACTGAGGTTATATTGGATGATGTTGAGTATACTGCTATGCAGTATGATTCTGTTGGATTAGTTACTGGTTATAACGAAAATTTTGGTGGTAGCAAGAAAGGTTGGATTTGTACATATACATCATCTGGATTAATCAATACTGTTGTTGAAAGAGTACCTCCACATTATGATCCAAGATATACCATATCACCTAGTGTTACTGCTGTAGATGAAGGTAGTCCTGTAACATTTAGTATAAATTCTACAGGTGTTGCAGATGGTACAACTGTTTATTATAGTTTGGTAGGAGTATCAACAAGTGATGTGAGTGGAGATTTTGCTTCATTAACTGGAGATTTTACAATTAATGGTAGTGTTGGTGTTGTTACTGCCACACCATTAGCAGATAGTGCTACGGAAGGAACTGAAACATTTAAACTTTCTCTTTATACCGATTCTGGTAGAACTGTTAACGTTAAGAATAGTGCTGTAATAACAATTAATGATACAAGTATTTCTAATGTAGATAATATAGCATTCTATAATCCAGGAACTACTACTTGGACTTGTCCTTCAGGTATTACCGAAGCAAGAGTTATTGTCATTGGCGGTGGCGGTGGCGGTGGTGGATCAGGTGGTGGTGCTGGAGGTGGTGCTGCTCTGAAGAAATATACTAACTTATCGCCAGGTACAGCATATCAATTGACTGTTGGTGCTGGTGGACAAAGACTTAATAGCTCTAATGGAAATAATGGAGGCACTAGTGAATTCCAAGGTCCAGGTGTCACAGTATCAGCAAGTGGTGGTGCTGGTTGGGGTAATGGTGGAAACAATGGTACATATGGCGGTGGCGGTGGATCAGGTAGTAATGGTGATATAAACGGAACAGGTGGTGGAGGATCTCCTTATGCTAATGATCCAGTATCTCAGTATGGATATACAACAAATCCACAAGGTAATGGTGTTGATGGCGGCGGCGGAGGCGGTGGCGGTGGTGCTGATAATGGTCCCGCTATTAATGGTGGTACAGGAAGCTACTTCGCTGGTGGTGGCGGTGGCGGTGGATCAGATAATGGTCAAGGTGGAGATGGTGGAGATGGTGGAACTTTAAGAATTAAAGAATTCGTAGCTACTAAAACAAGAGCATTTGGTGGAGGCGGTGGAGGTACTGACGGTACTAATAATAATATCTATGGTGGTCCTGGTGGTACTGAAGATGGTGTACAAGGTCAAGGATATGGTGATGGAAGTAACAATAATACTGGTGGAGATGGTGGTGGACCAGCTGTTAGCCGTGGTGAAAAGGGTATAGGTCAAGGTCAGAACGCTGGTGGTGGAGGCGGTGGAGCCTTCGGTGGCGGTGGCGGTGGAGCTGGTCACAATGATTCAAATAATGTTATGGGTGCTGGTGGAGGTGGATTAGTATACATTACATTTGGAAGTGGAGTTCCATCAACTTATACTGAGGAAACTTAAATGGGAAGATTTATTGGATCGAGTTTAAATAGGGGAAGTCAAGGTGGTGGTGGATTAGGTCCAACCGAACCTTATGATAGAAATGTCGGTTTTAGAACAGATAGTCTTAATAATGTTAAAAAAATTGAATTAGGTGACTTTAGGTATACGGATGTTCAGTATAATGCTGTTGGATTAATTACTGGATATAATGAAACATTTGGTGGATCCACCAAAGGATGGGTATTAACCTATGATTCCCAGAACTTAATTGATGAGGTTACTGAAAGAACAACCATACACGCACCTGCACCAGATGCTACTGTAACAAGTTCTGCTTATAATATTGATGAGGGATCTGGAACACCTTTAACTATAACTGTAAATACTGCTAATTTTGATAGTGGAACTCTTTATTGGGGTCTTTCAGGAATATCAACTGATACTATGACAGCAGACTTTACATCCGATACTGGTAATATAACCATATCTTCTAGTACGGGAAGTTTTGCCTTAACACCACTAGCAGATAATCTAACAGAAGGTAATGAAACCTTTAAGGTTGTAATGTATCAAGATTCTGCTAGAACTATTGAAGTTGGTAATAGCCCTGCAATAACTATTAATGATACTAGTATAGGCACTACTATTGGAACGCAATCAAATCCAGCAGTCAATGCTAAAGAAATTTATGATTCTACTTCGACCAATAATCGTACTAATGGATATTATTGGATTAAGGGTAATGGTACAGCAGGAAACGCAAGATTATTCTATTGTATCTTAGATTCTCAATGGGGTAGTGGCGGTGGATGGATGGTTATTTCTAACCATGACGCAGCAAAATATGCGAATACGTCAGGAAGCAACCATCAACCAAGACCAACTGCCGTAGGTGGTTATACAGGAGCTGATGGTAATCAAAGTAACCACAATCCAACGGAAAGTGAGATGATACCTGACATTAGTTTCAGTTGTAATATGACAGATATTCCTTATACTAAGGTAATGCATATGGCATATGATAATAGTGGTATGAGTAGTATTAGTAATAATAATTGGTTGGGATTACCTAAAATATATTGGTGTAGTTCTTTTAGTAGTCCTCAAACAATGCCTACTAGTAACGCATGGTCACAACAGTTTCAAAATGCAGGATTATCATTAGCATGGGGAGGCAATGACCAAAGTAATTTAAGACATTGCTACAGTAGTAGTGATTTTAACTGTGAAGGTTGGGGTGTTTTTAATGCAAGTGGACAATCTGCACCATATCGTAATGGTAGTAATAACAGTGCTCAGTATGATCCTTGTTATTGTGCTAGTTGGGCTTACGCCAGTAGTGGTGCTTCAGAAACTACTTCTTGGCATGATACTAGTAACTATGGATATGATGATTGGCAAGATGGATCAGGTCAAGGTGATAGTTGGTATGTAGGAAACACTGGTGGTAAAGGAGATGCAAGAGACAAACCTTCTTTCTTGTTGGTACAGTAATATTAGATAAGTTATTATAAATAAATCGGAAGGTATTAGGAAAACATGGGAAGGTTTGTAGGAGTCAGTATTAACAAAGGAAAAGGTGGAGGTGGTCTTGGACCTACTGTGCCTTATAGTAGATCAACTGGAATTAGAACAGACTCTTCTAATAATGTTACCAAAGTTGTTCTAGATTCAACAACATATAGAGATATTCAATATAACAATGTTGGATTAATTACTGGTTTTAATGAAAAAATTGGTGGTGCGACAAAGGGATGGGTCATGGAATATGATACCCAGAATCTTGTAACTAATGTTACTGAAAGAACAACCGCACATCCACTTTTCCCAGAGGCTACTGTAACAGCTAGTGCTACTGCTTTAAATGAAGGTGATTCTGTAACATTTACTATAGCAACAGCAAATGTAGCAGAATCTACAACTCTTTATTGGGGTATTGTAGGAATAACAACAGCTGCTGCTGATATGAGTGGTGACTTTAGTACCGCATTGACTGGAGATTTTACTGTTTCTAGTTCTTCAGGTTCTGTTTTAATTACGACACTAGAAGATGGTACAAATGACCTTGGTGATGAATTATTTAAACTTCGTATTTATAGTGATGCTGCTAGAACTATAGATATTGGAGATAGTCCTACTGTAACTATTGCTGATACTAGTTCAGGACCTCCATCTGAGACTCCACTTTATACTTCAAATGGAGCATCTTATTATATTACTAACCCAGATACTACTTGGAATGGTGTAAAAGTTAAGTATGGGTATGCTAATGCATTAAGTTTCAATGCTAGTGAAACTCCAACTAATGATGATTGGGGTCCATGGGTTACTGAAAGTCAGGGTAATGATAAATGGTATATCGGTGCGAACTGGGGAGGAAGTGCTATTCCAAATAGATGGAGCTCCGTTCATGGAATCTATACCTATCAGAAAGCACAAAGTCCAGGTGGTGGTTATAGCTTTACCTTTGGTAATGCTAATACTTCTGGACCTCATAAATCAACATTTTATAGTGTTCGTGGTTCCTCAACACAGGTTAGTGGAACCAGTGCTGGAATTGTGACTACAAATTATAATGATTTTGAATTTGATGCTACTGAATGGAGTAATGGTTATGGTGATGGTTTCGCAGCATTTTATTCAGATAGTAACAGTAGTAATCACAAATATCCAAATATTATCGATACAATAACAAGCCATAGTCCTAACTGGAATAACCAAGGACATGGTAATGGAGATAGTGATGGTGGTATGCTTTTATGGAGACCACCATATCCAACAAAAGAAGTGTTACTGTGTTTTGCTAATAACCATTCAAATGATGTCTGTAATATGACATGTTGGGATAACAATGCTGGATCAATAAAATGGCAGGTTAGGTATGGAAGACCTGGAGGTTTCGGTGTTGGTGGAAATGATATCAACCAAAATGATACTTATTATGTTATAGCAGAACATACTGATGGGTATGTCTACTTTAACACTGATAATGGTGGAACTGTTGCTGGAGCATTCTATTACATGTATAGGTAATAGAATGTTTTTATGATACTAAATTATTATTTTCTGTTATTATTAAGTTTTTACTTGCATATTGTGAATTTCTATCATACTTCATAATTCTTGTAAAGTCTTCTAAAAATTGATTTAAATATGACCTCTTTAAGACGCTTATGCGTCTTTTTTTATTGTTTTCCATTACTTCATATTGCCAATTACTTATTGCCACACCAATAGTATTGAGTAAATCACCAGCATTTCCACCTAATGTTTCTTGAAATAAAGAGATTGCTTGCCCAGAAGGTCTAATTGCTTTCCATGTAGTTCCAACTGGATATAGTTTACCTGGACCATCTATTTGAAAGTCTCCATTCACAACTAATCCATCTTCTAATATTAGTCTATTTTTACTATCTCTAACTTCTACTGTTTGATAATGGTGAAGTGCATTTATTTCAGAACCATATTTATCGTGAGAATAATTATATAAATCATACTCTGATAATGGCCATTGATTTCTTATATTTGTTATATTTGCTGATAATATAACAACAAAATCCAATTCAGAATTTCCATAGATATCTTCCGCTATTGTGTCTGGTCTATCTCCTTGATATATTTCATATTTGTCAAATAATAGCATATTATCTTCCAACGCATCAAGTACTTTGATTTTTCTGAATATATTTTTAGCAACAACATATTCGTTAGATGCTTTTTTATCAGATAAAAATGATGGTACTGCTACATTTGGTATGTAATTAAAATATCCCATTTTAGTATCCTACTCCTGGTCCTGCAAGTCCTTGTTCTCCATCTTCATAATCTTCAGCATATATTGGATTGATTTCTTTAAACACCATTCTCATTTGTATATTTGTTGGTGTTGAATCTCCATAGGTTGAATATGTTCCTGATCCAGTGTAATTAACATTTAATTGAGTTAAGGCACATGGTTTAAATGCGTTCAAAAATGGATGATCTTCTCCATTTTTATAATATCTTAATAAAAATAATGATGGTGCTGATAAAAAGTATTTTCCTTGAGATGATGCGTCAGATGAGTTACCAGAACTTTTTCTTGCTGACATTGCTTGCTTTAGGTTTCTAATTATATTTTTTACAACTTTTGCTTCTTTTGGATCTCTAGGTGCAAATGTTACATCGAATGGGAATGATCTTAATTGTACACCTCTGAATAGAAGTTCTAGGTTAGAGTTTAAAACTTGCCCTGTTGATCTTGATAGTACTGAATTTACATCTAAGTTTGATCCCAAAGCATTAACTGCCATTCCAGAAGCAGCAGCAATCACAGCATTTTGAACTCTTTCTTCACTTAGTCCAAGGTTCATTTTACCAGTTAATGCCTGTATTGTTCTTACTCCCTTCTGCATACTATCTTTAGTAAATCCACCTTGTGATATAATTGATGAACCAACTGCTAGTCCTGCTAATTCAAAGATATTAACTGTTTCATCACCCCAAGTTACAGCTTGATTGTCATTTATTTGTTGTGGTATTGGTAGTTCTATAAAAAAGTTATGTTTTATTTTGGCTCCTGGTTTTGTAATTTCGTCTGTTCTAGAACTATTTTGAAATTTAAACTCAGCATTAGATATTTCATCCTCCCAGCTTTTTACACCTTTAAAGGTATCTGCAACTACTATTCCTTCATCTGTTACTTCATTACTTGCTAGACCTTGTTTGATCTTTTCTGCACTTGGAGCAAGGATATTAACTAAATTACCACTATCTTTATCAACTAAAGTTCCACCAAATCCACCAAAACCTGGTGGGTTTATATAATCAATACATTTTATAGCAAAACTATCTTCATATTCTCTTATATCTCTAGCAGAAGGATATATAAAGACGTTTGATTTTTTATGTCTTGAAGATTTTTTCGGGATAGTATTTTTTGAAGCAGTTAGATTCTCAACTTCACTTACTAAATCATTGGGACTTAATGTTGCCATTATGGTTTTCTATACACCATCGTAACTCTATTTAGTTAGAATTTTTTGATATGGTATTGTTCTTGCTGCCCTTAACTCTATTGGTCTTATATTATATAATCCTCCCATTATCTCATCCCATGTATATTGTTTAATATCGCCCCAATGATAATTTAATCCACGAAATCCCCAGTCAAATACATCAAATACTGCTACTAATGGATGTTGGTCATATTGAATAAGAGGTGTTTTTGCAAAATAAATGAAAGTATAATAGTTACCTGCTTGGACTCCTTTAGGATCCTCCTCTTCTAAGACATCTCTAATACTAAGCATAAGATCATCAGGATCTTCAGTTCCAATTAGATCTCTGAGGACTGGTGCTAGTCTAATTCCTTCTTTGGCATCAATTTTTGCCCTTTCTTCTTCATAAGAAAGACCACCAGATCTTCGTTTAGCTCTTCTTGCCATTATTTTATACCAAGTTCTTTTTCCGTAACGACTTTAAATTCCCAACCCCTATCAGCACAATATTCTCTTGCTTCTTTCCATTTTGTTTGATTTATAGCATATGTATATGCTTCTTTTATATAACGTGGTGTTTGTCGTTTTGGTTTTTTAGGTGGACTACATTGCTTTAGTGGTTTTACTTCAATAACATATTTTTTTACATTACCATCAGTTTCTTTTACTTTCATATAAAAATCTGGAAAGTATCTATGAGATCTTCCATCAGCAGGAGATCTATATTTAATCGCAATTTCTTCACTATTCCATTCTAATACGTTAGCATTAGAATCACAGTAAACCATAAACTTTCTTTCCCATAATGATCTAAAAGTTATACTTGTTGGATCACCTTTATACTTGTGAGGAAAAGTTGGATAATATTTTCCTTTATAAGCCATCTAAATAGAATTATAATGTATAAAAGTATTTAGAGTGCCAGCCCCCAGACCAAATACAATATCTAGAATTTTACCAAAATTTCAGAATGTTGCTCAAACTTCTCATTATTTGGTCAAGTTTGGATTGCCACCACATTATAATAACGATGGATATTCCTTAGCGGATCATCTTAGAAATAAAGGTGTCGATTTTAGATTTGATGGTGAAGATATAGGATTACTTTGTAGTACTGCTGTTTTACCAGGTAGTGCTATGGCAACATCTGATGTTGTTGGTAATTATCAAGGTGTTGTTGAAAGATTTGCTCATACTAGAAATTTTACCCAAATATCTTTAGAGTTTTATGTTGATAATGAATATAAGTCGCTTAAATTTTTAGAACATTGGATGGAATATATTTCTGGTGCAAATCCAGGTGATCCTAAACAACCTACTAGTTATCATTTTAAAATGAGATATCCAAGTCTCTATAAATCTAATGAAACTAGGATAGTTAAATTTGAAAAGAATTATAGACAGTTCTTAGAATACAAATTTATTGGTTTATTTCCACTATCCTTAAATTCTACAAGAGTTGCATATCAAAATTCACAAGTATTAAAAGCTACTTGTAATTTTAGTTATGATCGTTACATGTGTGGTGAAACAACTAGTGTTTCTGAAGAGCAAGGAACAGATCTTAACAATAATCCTAGAAATGTTTATAATCAACAAGATTATAGTTTACCTGCTGTTATAAGAAACCAGGCAAAAGGTGGAAGTATTAAAGTTCTTAATACAGCTGCTGGTTCAATTAAATTGAATAAATCATCATCTAAAACAACTCTTAATACTGGTTTTGACAATGTTCTTGGTGATTTTCCAAATCAGGAGGTCAGAACACGTAATTACGTTGGATAAATTCTAAATAACCTACCTATATAAATTACGACTTGTTATAGTTTATTATGCCTTTACCAAAGATTTCAACTCCTTCGTATGAGTTGGTAATTCCTTCAACAAAGAAAAAAATTAAATTTAGACCATTTTTAGTTAAAGAAGAAAAAGTTCTTATTATTGCTATGGAAAGCAATGATGCGAAGCAAATTGCTAATGCTGTTAAGGACGTATTAAAATCTTGTATTCTTACTAGAGGAATTAAAGTTGAAAACTTAGCTACTTTTGATATTGAATATCTATTTCTTAACATTCGTGGTAAGTCTGTTGGAGAAGAAGTTGAAGTTATGATTACTTGTCCAGATGATGGTGAAACACAAGTTCCATCAACTATTAATTTGGACGATATTAAAGTTGATATTAGTAAGAATCATTCTAAAGATATTGTATTAGATGATGATTATACAATGAGAATGAAATATCCTTCAATGGAAGAATTTGTTAAAACTAACTTTGATTCTGGTAACATTAGTGTGGATGATACATTTAAATTAATTGCTTCTTGTATTGAACAAGTATATTCTGAAGAGGAATCTTGGGCTGGTACTGATTGTACAAAGAAGGAACTGTCAGAATTTGTTGAAGGTTTAAGTAGTAAACAGTTTAAAGATGTTGAAACTTTTTTCGATACAATGCCTAAATTATCCCATAAAGTAAAGGTCGTTAATCCAAAAACTGAAGTTGAAAGTGAAGTAACATTGGAAGGGTTGCAGAGTTTTTTCGTGTAAGTATGGCTCATGAAGATCTTGAGTCATACTATAAGATAAATTTTGCTTTGATGCAGCATCATAAATATAGCTTAACAGAGCTAGAAAACATGATTCCTTGGGAAAGAGAAATATACTTATCCCTATTACATCAGTACATAGAAGAAGAAAACTTAAAGGCACAACAATCAAATGGCTGAAATAGCATCACCAATATCAGGAGGAATAAGAGCTGTTAGGAGTACTGTTGCTTCTAATATTATAACTGGAGGTGCTACACCACAACAGCAACAGCAGCAACCGCAAGTTGATGGTTCAACTACAAGATTACTTACTAGAAATTCTTTATTATTAAATTCAGTTGTTGTACAACTTGGATCTGTTACCCAACAAGTAACTGGATTAAGAAATTCTTTAGATGTTTTAAAGGAGAATTTAATTGTTGAGGCTAGATTAGAAAAATTAAGAGAACAAGCAAGAGCAGTAAGGGAGAATCAAATAGCAGAGCAACAACTTAGGGAAGGTGGGGAGTCTGCAATTGAGAAAAAAATACAAACAAATTTAGTCCGTCCATTTTCTAAGATTGCTTCAAAGGCACAGATAACATTAAATCGTTTGGGTAGATTTTTTACTACTTTATTTTTTGGATGGTTAGCTACTAATACTGTACGTGCATTAGGTGCTTTATCTGACGATAATAGACAAAAATTTAATGAAATAGTACTTGGAGTTGGAAAGGTTCTTCTAATTTTAGGTGGTGCTTTTATAGCATCTAAAATTGGTATAGGTAAATTACTTACAAGGGTAATTACTTTCAATTTTAAATTGAAGAAATTTAGTGCTGTTGGTATTTTAACAGCACCTTTTAGGTGGATAGGGAATATTATTAATGCAATATTAAATAGAATTGGAAATTGGTTCCCGTGGCTTATACCTGGATTTTTTGCTGCTAAAACTAATGCTACTGAACTTGGTCCAAATAAGGTTAATATTGATGGAAATAAAAATGATGAAAAACTAGATGAAAAACTAGAAGAGGTTCAGGCGAAAAATGAAGGTGGTCTAATAGATTATAAGAAACAAATTAGTGAAATAATGAACAACGAGCAGGAAATTATTAATCCTGTTATAACTAAAGATGAGAATCCAAAAATATTAACTTTTGAAGATAGACTTAGATTATTTGATGAAAAGACTAATATTTTAAAAAAGCAAAATGTTAAGTTAAATGAGAATCAAAATACACTTGGTGATAATCTTAAAAAATTAGAACTT